TGCTCATGTTGCAGTTGACGGCAAAGTCGAACTACGACATTTTCGAGAAACAGACACCGGAGTTTTATCCGTGTGCTGAAAACAAACAAGTACTGACAGCATGGATGTTCAAGAAGAAGCTAAATCCTACTGTCGCGATGTTCAACTTAGCTTTTTCAACGCTGAAGGGAGCCGGATTGCTCCTCGACAGCCCTATCGTGCGTGAGGTAACTCCCGCGCCCGTGCCGTCTGCACCCACAGTGGGTCCGACTGCACCCGCGCCGAGTACGGAACCAAAAGTATCGCCGGTTCCAGTTGCAACCGAGAGTCGGATTACTCCCGTCGAGCAGCCGCAAACAAAGCGCCAAGTAAGAGTCCCGTCCGGTCTGAATAGCAGCAATGCTTCAGACTCCACAACAAGTGGTGTGACAACTGACATTACTTTGGATGATATTGATAACATGCCTTCCGAAGAGTATAAGAAAAAACTTAGAAACCCGGCTTTTGCAAAGTTGGTGAACGACCTGCAACGTGCAGCGGACACCAGAAAGCGTGCACCAGTATCAGCTTAACCTGAAGGATAGATTATGTCTTCTTTCTCTCCTGCTGGAAACCAGCAATCCAACCTGCCTCAATCCACGGTGAAGTATTATGATAAACGGTTCCGTGAGAACCTGAAGGCACAGACCCCGTTCGTTGCGTGCGCAGAGCGTCTTGACCTGCCCATGAAGAGCGGCAACCAGTACGAAATGTTCATGTACGTGCCTCTGGCTGCTAACACCAACCAGACGACCGAAGGAACTGTGGGTTCGTCCCTGTCCGTCAACGTCCTGAACACGACTGCCACTATCGGCGAGTACGCTGACTACGCGAACTTCTCGTCCCTGTCTCTCGCAACCGCGATTGACCAGACCGTCGAGAACGTTGCGAAAGAAATGTCGTATCGTCTTGGCGAGTCTCTGAGCGCATTGGTTCGCGCAACTGCTGACGGTGCATCCAGCATCGATGCCAGCGTGTTGGTGGAACTGGCTGCGACAACCACGCAGAGCTTCACCGCTCTGTCGCTGTCTCAGATTCGTAACAGCGTCCAGTCTATGGCTGGCCGTTCGATCCGTCCGTTCGACGAGGCTTCCAAGTCCTTTGTCGGCGCCATCCATCCGTTCGCCCTTGGCGACGTGACGGCTGACAACAGCAACGATTCGCCTATCGACATCCTGAAGCACACCCCTGTGGGTCTCGCCCGCATGGAAGAGCTGGTCAGTGTCGATCTGACGGAAGTCATTGAAATCCCGACCACGGGCGTTCATTTCTTCCAGTCTCCGTTGGTCACCAAGACCATCAACTACAGTGGCGTGACTGGCCTGACGGCCCTTCGCACCTACATCTTCGGTAAGGACGGTATCTTCGCCATTAACCTTGGAGCGCAGGGCGACACCACTTACGGAGACGGCGAGTGGCGCAACATCAAGTGCAACATCGTGCAGAACGCTGAGCCGACGGTTGCAGACCCCGAAGGTTTGATTCCGGGGTGGACTTCCTACAGGGTGCACTTCACGACCTCGTTGGGTCCGGACACCACGATCCGTATGCGGCAGATCGACGCCGCTAGCGCGATCAGCTAGTCGAATGCGGGGGCGGGTACCCTGTTTACAGACCGCCCCCACCTTCTTTAGAGCAGGTACGCCGTTGAGCCTGTGACCACAACTACTGAAATAATGACAAGAAACAGCATTAACGGTTGCTCTTTCAGAAAGAAGTAAATCATGGCTAACCCCAATCCGCAACACAACCCTACTGATGGCCTGAACGTAGCGGCTTACGTCCAAGTGACCGGCACTAACGTCACCAACCCCGCCAATGGCGGACTGACCGTCGCTACCGAAGCAACGCCTAATGACACTCGTGGTCTGAACGGCGAAGGCTACGGCGCGGTCGCATCGACCAATCACCCTGTCGCACAGTATGCTCTGACACTGAGTTTGTCGGGCGCGACTTACGGCGGGACTTCGTATCCGAACACCTGCCAACTGACCTCGGTCCTGAAGGACGTGGCAAATACGACCTACACCAGCGTTGGCGTGGCTGTCTATAAGTCGTACGGTAACCCGAACGCTGGCACCCCGGCGTGGTACCGTCCGTCACCGTTTGCTGGCTATTCTGGCGATGTGGTTTCGGTCAATTCGACTGGCTATGTGACGGGTCTCGCACGCGGACAAGCTGTTATCGAAGTGCAGTTCCCGACTTTCGACTTTGCATCGTCTGCGCTTGACGCAGAGCCGACGCAAGACTCTGGCGATCCTGTGCTGATGATTTACGCACAGATTCTCGTCACGGTTGTTGCTTAATTCTATCGAGTACAGGGCGGCTTACACCGCCCTACTCAGAAGGGAAATAAAATATGTCTTCAAATCCCACTACAGGATTGGGTGTCGCAGCCGCAGTCGTATTGACTGGCACTGGTGTCCACCTCATTTCTCCCACAGTCGCGGGCACGCGCGGCAAATCACAGTACAAAGTATCCATTCCGATGGGCGGCTCCGTGCAAGTCATAGCCACCCCAGTTGACGACGCGGGCGTTGCTGTTCCCTCTGGGGGCACGTCTCCTGCATCAACAGGTCTTTTGACTGAAGGCAATTATGCTGTGTTGGCTTACTCAGCCGTCACAGGTTCCGCGGACGGGTCCGTGGTCACTGGTGGCAACGTCGGTATTTCTCCGACAGCGTTGTCAGGTATTACAGAATTCCCGCCCTCTACGGTCACTGCACCCGGCGTACTCGAAGGCCCCGATACCGCTACTGGTCAGGCACAAACCGACCTCACAGCTGATATCGTCACTTACACCGCTATGACTGCCACGCAGTCGGGTCTCGCTGACCTCAGCACCAATGACGGCGGCGGCGGCGCGGGCGTTTATCACGCGGGCGTCTACAAAGGTGGTGCTCTGGACATTCCGACCAGCATTACGCTGGACGCTCAGGGCAACTCCGCAGCGATCTTCGTGTTCGTTGCAAGCTCAACCGTTGTTCTCGAAAGCGGAGCCAGCGTTCTTCTTGCTAACGGTGCACAGGCTGCTAATGTGTACTGGATTGTGGGCTCTTCGTTCACATCTGTTTGGAATGGTATCCAATCCGATATGGTTGGAAACATTTTGGCTCACACCAGTATCTCGTTGGGCGGCGGCACATTATACGGACGTGCGCTAGCCAACACTGGGGCAGTCACGATGGCGACCGCTGAGTACATCACGGTTCCTACTGCGACTCCCATTGGGCACGCGGCAGTTGTCAACGCAATTACTCAGGGTAGCTGCCCTGATTCAGTACTGCCTTCGTGGTACAAACCCAGTCCCGCCCCCAGCTACGCCAGCCCCTATATGGCATCTGCTGTGGTCGACGACGACGATGCCAACCCGTGGACAGTGCGCGGACGCAAACCCGGGCAGACTGCGATTGACTTCCAGATTCCGACCTTTGAGAATACCGAAGGCCAGAGTTTGGTGGACACTAATCAGGTCATGGACGAGACGTTCATTGACACCATCTTTGCCACACTGCTTGTCACCGTGACAGGTGGCACAAGTATAGGCTAAGAAACAGAGGAGCAGGCGACCTGCAAGCAGAGTATCGCGCATCCTGCCCCTAATCTTTCGGAGGGAGATATGCTGAGTAAATGGGAAAGTCGATGGGCGTTTGTTCGTACCGTCGCAGCGGTCATCTCCGTCGTAATTCAGGTAACGGGCATCTTGTTGCTCGTGCATTACAACCATATTTTGTTGCTACACAAATAGTCAGAGGAGGCTATATGGAGGATAAGGATTTGGTCATCGCAGGGCTCATTGAGTCCAACGACATCCTGCAGCATGAGGTCACGAAGGTTCGTAATTCGAACCGAATTTTGAGAACGGTTGTTCGCGCTTTGCGAACAGCCAACGAAAGCCTGAGGCGCACGGTCGAGGTCGCTCAGCAGAACGACGAGATGTTCAAAGATTTATGTGAAGGGAAATTTGATGCCACGGTCAGTGGCGATGCAACACCGGGTGGATTACCCAAAGCATCGCACGAGGTGGAAGCGCTGGGTTAACACAGCGACGAAGCGTCGGAAGTGACTGCGGCTGATCCCCGCACGAGCGACCGATATACAGCATCATGATGTGCAATGACTCCCTCGGCGGAAGCGGTCCTTCGCCCTCGGCCAGCGGAGTCAGTGGAAACCGGAGGAGTCATGAGCACAGAGTTTGTGAGCAACGAAGAATATTTTGAACGGTGGGAAAATTCAGCACCCACACCCGTCCCAACGATAGCACAGCCGGTGCGGTCGAAAAAGACGTGGAACGAGTCGTTAGATGGTGAAAATGTCACCCCTGAACTTCAGGCCGAGATTGACGACTACGCAACGCGTGTCCATGACAGCACGAGCAATTTGAACAAAGAGGAGTTGGCACGCTGGCAGGAACAAAACGCAGCGCTTGCCAAAGAGTATCAATGGGTCGAGCCGGGCGAGTACGCGGATGCGGGCGCAAGAGTCGGAACCATAATGCACTCTTCGGAGTTCATTGGCAAGCTGCGCAAAGCAGGCGTCAAGTGTTGGTATAAACCCCATCCAATGCCGAGGATGGTGACACTAATCATTCAGCGCGATAGCCTGCCGTCTGAGGTAGGTTGCTGGGTGCAGTTGGGCTTTATGCCCGAGTTGAGTGTCATGTCGTTCGACGAACACGGAGTACCACTTGCGGAGAAATACCGCGGCTGGAGAACGTGTCTCTTGCAGTTGATTTTGAAGTCCGCATTGACAGAAGCACAGGCGGACGAAGTTTTTGGTAAGCCGAAACAAACACCAGCCTTCAGTCGGTACAACGAAACGCTGTATCAGTTCCGACGCGCAGGTGGGAGAATATAGGAGGAGTCATGAGTATCGAAGGAAACATTAAGACCACAGTGCCGGAAACGACGGACGAACAGATCAAGCGCATTCAACTTGAGAACGTTCTGTTGGAACAGCAGAACTTGCGAGAAGAGTTGGAAGCCAAGGCGGCTGAGCGCGAGCGTCGGAATCTCGACATCAGGAAATTGAAGATTGAACTCGAAAAGGAAGCACTGGCGTCCAAACAGCTCCAGTACGACCGTGAGTCTCAGGGTAAGGCATTTGCACAGGCGGACGCGACTGACCTGTATCGTTGGACCATTTGCACCCATAAAAAGGGTGGAACGGCAAGCCAGCGCGACATGCGCGTCATCTCGACGGGTGGCAACGGTAACCAGTATTCGGTCATCAAGCACCAAATGATTAACGGTGACATCTGGGTACGCTGCCTTCGCTGCGCTAAGACGTGGGCACCTCCGGTCGAAAAGAACTTCTACTTCCGCGACGGCAAGAACGTCTCCGTGAAGGATGGAAAGTTCGACAAGGAAAAGTTCGAAGCGGCGCGAGTGGAATACCTTCGTGCGTGTAACTTCGAAACAAACAACTCGATGTCAGGCTCAGTCCAATGTCGCTTCTCTACGTTCGACGTAGCGTCGGGCAAGATGGTGGACGCTGCCGACATTTACCGGGAGCGAATTGCTT